CCTCGTCGACGACCTGTGCAACGTGACCGACGTCATCGCCAAACAATGCGCCGCGCAGACTCACGCCTACATCAACCGCCCCCGCCCCTCGACGTCGTCCGCGCCGTCGAACGAAACCGAGAAGGAAACCCTGCAAGCTCGCCGCGTCGCCGCCCTCGAATCCATCGCCCTCGCCCTCACGACCCTCGCCAAGAAAGAAACACCATGACGCTGACCATTTACAAGGAACTCATCCAAGGCTCGCCGGAATGGCTGCAGGCCCGCTGCGGACTGCTCACGGCGAGCGAGATGAAACACGTCGTCACGCCCTCGAAGCTCAAGGCCGCCGACAACGACAAGAGCCGGAGTCATCTGTACGAGCTGCTCGCCCAGCGTGTCACGCAGTACGTCGAACCGAGCTACATTGGCGATGACATGCTGCGCGGCGAGGTTGACGAGGTGGAAGCTCTCGAAATCTACGCCGAGAACTACGGGGAAATCGAACGCGTCGGGTTCATCACCAACGACAAATGGGGCTTTGCGTTGGGGTATTCCCCCGACGCTCTTGTCGGCATCGACGGGCTTGTCGAGGTCAAATCGCGCAAGGGCCGATTCCAAATGCAAACCCTCGACGAGGACAGGATGCCCGCCGATTTCCTGTTGCAGGTTCAGACGGGCTTGCTTGTGAGCGAGCGTTCGTGGTGCGACTTCGTTTCGTTCTGCGCTGGGCTCCCGATGCTCACGTTGAGAATCGTTGGCGACCTCGAAGTTCAAGCCGCCATTGTCGAAGCTGCGACAAAGTTCCACACGGTTCTCGACGAGAAGTATGCGAAAATGGTGGAACGCATGAGCGGCAAAGACTACCGGCTCATCCCCACCGAACGCCGCGACGACACCATCGTCATCTGACCACCACGAACACACACGACCAGGAGCACACATGACCGGCATCGACCTTGGGGCAACCATCGCCCCCAAATCCGACCAACTGAACGCGGACGACCTCATCGTCGGCCCTCGAACCATCCTCGTCACCGCCGTGAAAGCTCGCGCGTCGACGGGGCAGGGTGACCAGCCCGTCGCCGTTCACTTCGAGGCCGACGGTGGCAAGCCGTACCTGCCCTGTAAGAGCATGCGGCGCGTGCTCGTCCACGTCTGGGGCCGCGACGGTGGCGCCTACGTCGGCCGCTCGCTCACCCTGTTTCGCGACGATAGCGTCGTGTTCGGTGGTGCTGCCGTCGGTGGCATCCGTATCAGCCACATGAGCGAACTGGCGCGCCCCGTGACGCTCTCGCTGACCGCGTCGAAGGCATCGAGAAAACCCTACGTGGTGCAGCCGCTGGTGGTCGCGACGGCCCCGGTGAAGAAGGCCGCAAGCGCCGAGGAGAAGCGAGCGAAGGCCCAGGCGACGCTCGATACCATCCTCGCCGACATCCTCGCCGCCGAGGACATCAACGCCTGCGCCGCCAAGCATGCCGATATGGTGGCGCGCATCGCCGCGGTCATTCCCGACGCCCCCGCCATCGTCGCCGCCGCCGTCGTCGGTGGCTGGAAGAAAGACTGACCGCTCTCCCGCATCGCGTGGCCCCGGCGATACGGGGCACCTTCAACACGACCACCAGGAGCAACACACATGACCGAAGAAATGTTCCCCGCCGTCACCATGGCCGACGCCGACCGCGAACGCATCCGCGCGCGCGCCCGCCTCACCCGCGACGTCCTCGCCGACCTGGAAGAGGCCGCCCTCTCCGCCGCGTCCCATCACACCCACCAGGTCGATTCGTTGAAGAACGAGCTGGCCGTCCAGCGAGAAGACCTGCAGCGCCTTCACCGCCTCAATGACCGACGCAGGGCCGTCGAGGCCGAGCTTGACCGTCTCAATAACCTCGACGTGCTCAGCCTGCAGCTGCCCGACGGCAGCGTGCCCGCCGGCATCGAGGAGGGTCTGCGCAGCTGGTACAGAGTCGCCGTGGGTCGCACCGACGCCCCCACTGCCGCCGCCAGCATGACCGTCGGGCTCGATGACATCCGCACCATCCTCGCCGAGGAGACACACACGACGGTGCAGGAGCTGCTCGTCATCGAGGACGGACAGGTGCAGGTGGTCGACAGCCTGCACCAGCTGCTCGCGCACATCATCGCCGTCGAGACCGCGTGGCCTGCGAGCACGCTGGCCAGCCTGCGCGAGTCGCTCAAATGGACGCAGGAGGAGCTGGCCAAGTCGAGGGCCGCGCACCATGCCAGCATCAAAGGCGCCACCGACAACGCCGACGCCGACGCCGATATGTGGGACGAGGAAATCACGACGCTCACCGCCAAGGTGCGCGCGCTGGCCGAGTCAATCCGACCGGTGAACGGCGCCGCCGCCGAGATTGCCGCCCGGTGCGACGTCGGCGCCGCCATCGATGTCGTCGCCCAGGCCGTGACCGAGCTGGCTGGCCAAATCGTCGACGGTGGGAGAGGTGAGATTGCGCAGGCGCTGGCCCGCGAGCAGGCAAACGCCAACCAAATCGAAAACGAGCTGCAGGCCATCGAGACTATCTGCGAGTCCCGCGGCATGCCCGCCACCTGCGAGCGCGTGGACATCCCCGCATGGCTTGCCGAGCAACTGACGGCTCGCGTCGAAAAAAAGGCCAAGGCGAAGCGCAAGGCCAAGTCCATCCCCGCCGACGACATTGGCGAGGGCGAGGTGGGCGATGAGTGAGCAGCTCACCCTCGGCGGGGGAGTCCTGCCCACGGCCCTCGTCGTCGCGTTCGGTGCCCATGAGCTGCGCGCGAAACGTCGACCCAGCATCCTGACCGCCCGCTCCGTCATCAACGAGCGTGGGCGGTGGTGGCTCGAACTCATCGTCGACGGGAAACGACACTTCGCCCTGGTCAACCGCGTCGACCTCGACGTCGCCGCCGCCGACCTTTATCACATGGTCCACGGGGAAGCCCCACCATCACGAGATGACGCATGAGTGACGAACCAAAACCCCGATGGGTGCTCGTGTGGGATGACGACGACACCCTGCGCCCGCCCGCGCTCCCCGTCCGGTGCCTCGAAGACGAGCTGATACCGCCGGAGAAGTACGCCGACCTCGTCGCCAAGGCCGCATACGAGCGAAAGAAAACCATTGCGCAACGAGCCAAGGACACGCAGGCGAGCAAGGAACGAAGCAGGCAAAGACGAGCAGACGAGAAGGCGCACATGCTCGCGATGAAGCTGCGCCACATTTGAGCGCAGCAGGAAGCGACGGGGTGGGCGTCATTGCCGCCCCGTCGCTTCTCTGGCAACTACGAGCCCCCATCGAACACAGACCAACCAGCGCACGCACACACGACACGCGTGCGCACCACGACGAGGCACCCCCAGTGAAGTACACCCAGCAATCAATCGACGACGTCAAGCGAGCGTCGTCGATGGCCGCCGTTGCCCGCGTCTTCTGCCAGCGCGTGAAGCACGAGCATGGCCCGCACTACAGCGCCGTTTGTCCGTTTCACAAGGACACTTCCCCATCCCTCGACATCGACGACGGGAAGGGGGTTTACATCTGTCGCGCGTGTGGGGCCGGTGGGGATGCGCTGACGATGCTTGAACGCCTGCGCGGCGTTGGGTTCGTCGCCGCCCTCGAGGAGCTGTCGACCATCGCCGGCGTACCCCTACAAGAGGTAGCCGAGGAGACCCCGCGCATCGTCGCTGAGTGGCACTACCTCGATGCCGACGGGGCCCGGGCCTACTCGGTCAAGCGCTGGGAGCCCGGCCGCGGGAGGGACGGGAAGAGCAACGGCAAACGCAAGTCCTACTCGCAGCACCAGGCCGACGGGTACCCGGGCAAAGCATCGGTGCAGCTTCCCTACCGCCTCCCGCAGCTCGTCGCCGCCCGGGCCTCGGGTGCGTTCATCGTCCTGACCGAGGGCGAGAAGGCCGCCGACGCAGTCGCCGCCCTGGGCATCGTCGCGACAACCTGGGCCGGTGGAACCGGCGCCGTCGGCGAGGGTGAGCGGACGACGTGGACCCCGCAGTTTGCCGAGCACTTTCGCGGGGCCCACCTCGCCCTGTGGCCCGACAACGACGACGTCGGACGCGCAGCCATGAGCAAGGTTGCCACCGTGCTGCGAGGAGTCGCCGCCGAGGTGCTCACCATCAGCACATCGCAAAACCAGAAAGGCGCCGACGCCGCCGATTGGATTGCCGCCGGCGGGACACGCGAAGGCCTTCAGGCGCTCATCCTCGACGCCCAGCGCAGCACCGTGGCCGGCATCATTCAACCCGCCCCGCCCGCCGCCAATGGCGCAGCCGACTACCTCACCGACAGCGGCAACGCCGAGCGTTGGGTCAGGATGCACGGGCAGGACTTTCGCTACCTCGTCGACGAGGACGTGTGGCTGCATTGGACCGGCACACACTGGGAGCGTGGTGGGGATGCTGCGGCCTTGCATGCGACAAAAGCTGTCGCACGTTCGTGGCAGTTTGATGCCGTCGGCGAGCCCGACATTGCGAAGAAGACTCTCCTCCGTCGTCACGCCGAGCGCAGCGAAGCCGCATCACGCCGCGCGGCGATGCTCACCCTCGCCGCCAGCGAGACCGGCATCAGCGTCGCCAGCGCTGAACTTGACGTCGACCCTTGGGTGCTGAACTGCAAGAACGGGACGATTGACCTGCGCACGGGGCAGCTGCAGCCACACCGCCGAGAGGACCTCTGCACCCGAATCATCAACGTGAACTTCGACCCCGCTGCGCCCTGCCCGACCTTCACCGCGTTTCTCGCCCAGGTGTTGCCCAACGTCGAGACCCGCGAGTACCTCGGGAGGTGCATCGGGTACGCCGCGACGGGCGTCATCCGCGAGCACGTCTTCCCGGTCCTGTGGGGGCAGACAGGCCGCAACGGAAAGGGAACCCTCGTCGAGGCCGTGTTCTCTGCGCTGGGCCCCTATGCCACCGCCCTGCCGAATGACGTCATCCTCGAAGCCCGCAACGACCCGCATCCGAACATGTTTGCCCAGCTCCTTGGGGTCCGGTTCGGCGTCGCCGCCGAGCTGCGGCCCAGCGACAAGCTGAACGAAGGCATGTTGAAGAAGCTCACCGGCGGCGACACCATCCGCGCCCGCTTCATGGGTGGCGAGTTTTTCAGCTTCGCCCCGACGCAGAAGCTGTTCCTGCAAACGAACTACAAGCCCCGGGTTCGAGGTGGCGACCCGGCCCTGTGGGCGAGGATGCGCGTCATCCCGTTCGGCGTGAGCTTCGTCGGCCGCGAGGACCTCACCTTGAAGACCCGCATCCACGCCGAGCTGGCCGGCGTGCTCGCCCTTATCGTCCGCTGGTGCCTCGACTGGCAGCGCCTGGGCCTCGTTGCCCCACAGGAAGTCCTTGACGCTACCGCCGACTATCGCGAGGAGTCCGACCGCGTCGGGCAGTTCCTCGAAGAGCGCTGCGAACGGGCGGCGATGGGCACCATTTCCGCCGGCGTGCTGTGGAAGGCCTATCGCTCATGGTGCGAGGACCGAGGGGAAAGCGCAGGTGGGCAGAACGCTTTCGGCACAGAAGTCAAGTCTCGAGGGTACGAGCCCTGCAAGGTTTCCGGCGAGCGCCGATATCGAGCGCTGCAATTGCGCGGAGTGGGGTCGTCAAGTTCGTCGGCGGATGACGACGAAAGCGACGCTCGTGATAAATCATGGACTTAGCCCGTTAGCGTGGACGCGCTTGGCGGACTTGGACGCGGCGGTTTTTCACCCCGCGACCCTAGAAAAACGGCTTCACAGAGCCGTTTTTTTTTGGTTGGCCGCGCTGGTCGCAGGAATGCAGCTCTTCGCTTGCATAGGGGGCCGCAACTCAACTGCGGAGGGTCGATTCTGAAGAATCGATTTTCTGACAAGAGTCCGACTTTTGAAGGAGAAAGAGGAAAAAAATGGCTCTGGAAAGCCGTAAAAAACAGGGCGCGCTTCGAAAAACCGCCGTGTCCAAGCGCGTCCCTTGACCCGGTGGCGCGACGCCGCACCCTCGAAAAAAAACGACACCACGAACGAAGCGTGTTCATATGGTGAACACTTCAAGCGAGCACAAACAAAGGACCACGATGCAGAAGCGCTCCCCACGAAGAACCCGGCTCTCCCCGCCCACGAGAACCCTGACGGTGAGACTCACCGCCGACCAGCACGCTCGCTTGAGCAAGGCTGCGGAGGACGTTGGCGTTACGCTCGCGAGTGTCGTCCGTGGCCTGCTCGATGCGCTCGAAGGTATGTCATGAGCTGGGCCGTTGATGTCCCCTGTGAACTCTGCGGCGCCGCCGCCGGGTACGAGTGCCGCACCCCTGCCGATGTCGTGGCCCAGCGGCCTCACCGGGTGCGCCTGGTGCTGTCGGTGGTCGGCTTGAAAAGCGGTCGCGCCGTCGCCGTTGTCGACGCTATCCTGAAGGCCGGCGACGCTCGCCCGTCCTATACTCTCCCCGAGGCCCCCCGATGAGTCTGGTACCCGCCCCCAGCCCCGGCGACATGGTTCGCTATACCGACCGCGACGGCGCGAGCTGGCCCGCCATCGTCGTCACCGTCGGCGACCTCGACGCCGTCGACCTGACGGTTTTCGTTCACCTGTCGACGACCGACGCCCTGAACGTTCGCTATCGCGCCCAGTCCGCCGAGCGAACGTGGCGATGGTGGACGCCCTCGACCGCGCAGCTCGTCGTGGACGACGAGACCGGCGCCGTTGTTGGGGTGCTGCCGTGACCGCGCCCCTCACCGACAACCAGCTGCGCCACCTGCGCAGCATCATCGACCGCGAGCGCACCAGCGCAGGCGAGACCGCCGCCGGGCTCGTGCTCGCCGCCGCCCTCGCCCGTCTGCAGCACCTGGAGCGCAGGCTTGCCCAGGCCGAGCCCATCGAAGGCGAGGAACCATGACCGACAACGAACCCCGATGGGTCCACGACTGCTCGCGCTGCGGGGTGTCCGTGCCGAGCGACCGCTGCGAGGAAACCTGCCCGGTGTGTCAGGTGGCGATGGCTGCCGAGAAGGCCGAGCCCGCGCCGGCCTGCGTCAAATGCCTCGCCCGCATCGAGCACGGCGATGGCGAGCTATGTCAGCTGCACGCACCCCCGATGCCGGTTAGCCTCACCCCCGACGAGCTGGCCCGCAAGCAGCGCGTGGTTGACGCCATCGGGCAGTTTCTCGCCAAGCCCGCCAAGCCCACCACGTTCCGCCGGTGGCGCCGCCCGGGGTTCCGATGAGCCTCGGGGTTATCGCCCTCGTCGGCGCCGTCGCCATCGGTGGCGCCCTCGGGTTCGTCGCTGCCTGCGAGGCCGTCGACGACGCCCTGCGCTCCCGCCGCCGGCAGCGCGCCCTCGACTCATTCACAACCCGCGAGGACACATGACCGCGCCAACCTGCTTCGAGTGTGACCAGCCCGGCGACATTCACTGGCACCACGTCGTGCCAAGGTCTGCCGGCGGGACCAAGACCGTCCCGCTTTGCGTGCGGTGTCACGGCCTCGTTCACTCGGTGCGCATGTCGACGTCGGCGCTGACGAAAATGGGAATGCAGAAGAAGGTGAGCAAGGGCGAGTTTATCGGCGGACACTCCGCCCCCTACGGCTTCGCCCTGGCCGCCGATGGTGTCGCCCTGGTCGAGGTCGAGGCGGAGCAGGCTGTCATCGTCGAGGCCCACAACGTCCGCGCTACTGGCTTGTCCCTCCGCGCTGTCGCCGACTACCTAGCCCGACGCGGTTTCGTCTCGCGTAGCGGTCGAGTCTTTCAAGCTCAGCAGGTGCGGCGCATGGTTCGGCAGTCATGAGCACCATCATCACCGCCCGCATCGCCGTCACCCTGCTGAGAGGCCAGAACAACCGCGAGCACCACCGCGTCCGCGCCAAGCGAGTCGCCGCCGAACGCGAGGCAGCCATCGAAGCGCTTGAGTATGCCGAATGGCTGACAAACGAGGACCTTGCCGCCGAGCTGCTGGACGCCCCCGGGACCGGCGCGCGCGTGACCCTCGTCCGCCCCTACCAGGTGACGCCCCTCGACAGCGACAACCTGAGCGCCAGCTTCAAGGCCGTGCGCGACGCCGTCGCCGAACATCTCGGCATCGACGACGCCAGCGCCCGGTTGCACTGGGTCTACAAGCAGGTGCCCGCCGTCGTCATTGGCAAGTCAACCAAGCCGGGCAAGAGCAGAGCAAGCCCCGACCGCGACACCCGCCCGACGGTGACCATCGAGGTGATGCCCGTCGCCGACATCGACCCGCAGGCCCAGGCCCTTGCCCAGGCCGAGGCCCGCGAGTGGGCCCTCGGGGTGCAGGTTGTCGCGCAGGCCGCGCGGTTGAAGCTCGCCGGCGAGTGCATCGAGGCCCTGCGGCTGTTCGACCATGCCCGAACTGACGCTGCCCTCGCCGCATGGGATGCCGTGCCCGGCGACGTCGGCCCCGTTGACCTCGGGTGAGGCCGGTGGCAACGTTGCTGCGCGCAGCCTAAGCAACAGCGTGTGAGCCCCATCCCTGCAATTCCGTAGGGGTGGGGTTCGGTCTTTGTGGCGTCAGTATCGTTCCCGCGACCCTCGGCGCAGCGCCCTCGACGAGTGAATGATGACTGAATGGTCGATGCTGGCGACGACGTCGACAGGCACCGAAACCGGCAGCGCATCCAAGTAGAACTCGCGCGCGAACGAGAGGGCGTTCAAACAGTCATCGAGGCCCTCATACGACGGCCGCCCCTTTGGCCCCGTCGGCGGTTGGATGTTCGAGCTTTTCACCTCGACGACCAGCTCGGGCCCGATGGGCACGACGCCCTGCTCGATGGCGAGCTTCAAGCGCTGCAGCCGGAAGTGTTTCTCCTCGCCGCTGCGTTGCTCGGTGACGTGCCACCGCGAGAACTGTTTGAGCGTCTCGTACACGCCGACGCCCACCCCGTTGCTCTCGACGACGATGGTCTGCGGGACGTAGCGCTCGGCGGTGTCCTTCACCATCTCGACGAGGTCGGGGAGGCTGGTGCTGTTGCTCACCCACGTCGCGAGGATGGTGCCAGTCAGCAACGAGAGCACGACGATGGCCGACGAGTCCCCGCCCCCGCCGGCGGCAACGTCGACGCCAAATACCACCGGCTCGTCCGGCATCGCATCGCGGTACCGGTGCCACCCGTCGAAGCGCTTTGCCTTGCCGTCCCATTTGCCGTCGGCGACGACGACGGCGTCGGTGAATCGGAGAATCCATCGGCCGCGCGCGAACGAGAAGCAGTGCTCGGGGAGCTGGGGAAACTCCCGCATTGCCCCGTCCTCGTCGCCGGCGAAATCAACGCGCATCCGATGCCACCACCAAGCCGCCGTC